CGCAGTGCGGATAATTTTAGGCCAGTCATCTACCACGATTATCCCGGCCTTTTCCGGGGCCAATTCTACCAAATCGCCTTCTATCGATACTGGTCCCGCAAACCATAACTGTCGAATGAGTTCCCCCCCCGGATGTTTGTGCCGTTTTTGCAAGTCCTGTAGCAAATCTGACCGGGATATTTTGATCTCTATTTCATTACCGTAGCCCGATTTTGTCAGTGCCAATAGATCACACTCGTGTAAACCCAACCCCCATGACACATTGGACACTACGAGGCACCTGCGATACTCAAACCTCGAATTCGCACGCGTGGTTAAAATCATTTCTACGTCATGCGCAGTCATACCTTATTCCTCCCACGCTTTACCGCGAGTCTGATCATACGGTTCAAAGCCCTCGTCTCGCATCGTATTACCATCGCACCGATCCATAGCCGCGTCGCATTCCGGGTGCAGATAATACGCGCCAAATTCGCCATCAAAAATATTGACGACGTATATAGCCTTCTCTCGCACACCGATCCCTTCCCCGCACCATTCGCATTTATGTGGTTTGCGCGTAATGACGGTTTTTTCTTGCAGGGTTTCACTCATTGTTTATTCCTTCTCTCTTTCCGCAATCGCCTGTTCAATAACGCCCTTCATGAGTTTCAGTTCAACGTTGCCCATCTCATGTATCATTGTATCGCGGTTGCTTTTCCAGCACATTGAGATTACCCACGACAGGCAATATGCGATTCCGGTAAACAACACCGAAACCAGCAGCACCGATTGCGACGCGCCGAGGGTAACCGTGAAAACGGTTCGTTGCATGATGAGTATTCCGCCGAATGCCAGCAACGCAATGGCACCGGCAATCCATCGACTCAAATACACCTTTCCCATATACTTCACGATGCGCTCCTTTCCATTCGGTACAGTGATTTCTTTTTGCTGATACATAGAACTTCGCAGTTGTGCGCCCTGCGGTATTCTCTCATATAGCGCAAGGTTGTCGCGGGGTAGTGCATTTCGCCCGATCGTACATATACGACATCGAACAAGTCCATCCCGGTGAATTGACTTCCATCTTGCAGATTATCCAGAAACGAGAACGTAGCCTGCTTGCTAGTCACGCCGCACCCTCCCGGTACCCTCGCACCATCCGCACTTCTTACCAGTCTCCGTATGGTATCCCCACCCGCCGCAATGTACGCAATCATCGTAATCGAGTTCGTCCTGATCCTCGTCGAGCATATCGTCGGGATCGCCTTCCAGATCGTCACTCATTTTTTGCCCCTTGATACCTTGCCAAAGAAGGCAGATAGTTCGCTTGTGGGGTTTATTACCTCTTTGTGTTTGCCAGTTGTCTGAGCCTCAACTAGCATTTTTGCGTCTGCCAATTCTCTTGCCTCTGGAGAACCAAGGCATTTACTATTGTCCCACTCGGGATAATAAGAACCACTAAAGCCGCTCCCGGTGACAGTCTTACCACATTTCGTACATTGATATGGATAGTCAATCCAATGTATACAGCGGTCAATATCGTTTTCGGTGTCGATCCTTACATAGGCGTGCTTTTTCCTGAACCTTATCATTTTATCACCTCGATACAATGGTAATACAATACAATAGGATAGTCAAGTAATTATTTTCCAATATTTCAGGGCGGACAGTGCTTCCTGCATGGATCTTACGACAAGGTACCGGCATCCTGCCAGTACTGCCCTTTCCATAAAGATGAGCTGGAGGTTTGATTGTTTTCCGGTGGCGGTCTTCACTTCGAGGAAGTACGCGGCGCCGCCCTTGAGTATGCAGAGATCGGCAACCCCCGGCATGAGGCCCATACGCTTTAGTTTTTTGAGTCGCGCAATCTGCTGGCCTTTTGTGCCGGTGAATACGCGTTCGTTCGGAACGGAAAAAAACATGAAGTTGTTTTTATGGGCGAGTAGGCTGAATGCCTCGATTATTTGTTCTTGGATCGTGGATTCTTTTAGCTGGCCTTGCGGTTGCGTTTTTCCCATTTTCCCACCGCCAGCATAATAACTTGTCTCAGGACATGCCCACGAGCGGTGTCTCTGTTTACGTTATCGCAATACCGGTTTATCCGTTCAACGTCGGTTCCATTGAACAGAACAAGGATACGCTGATCGATTCGGTCGGCGGGATCGATTTTAGGTCTACCTCTAGACATTATATACCTCTGAGAAGAATATAATGCCTTGCAATGTAATTTGTCAAGCAGTTTTTACGGGGCGATAAGTAGCGTCTTCACGTCCTGGCGGACTTCTTCGAGTGTTACGCCGAACGAGTTCATTTCTGTTGATAAGTGTTCAAGGGCAATGGCGCGGTCGTTTGCGGCTTGCCTGAGATCCACGATAGCGAATTCGTGGATATCTGTACGAGTAGCCACGGAACGGAATCTAGTATTGTGTACCTCGGAAGCAATAGTCCATGAAGCGAATGCGACAGCGGAAATTATCGAAATAAGCGCGACCCAAGTCGGTATGGTACTTTTTGATTCCGGCATGATGTACTCCCCGGTGCGATTTTTTTAACATTACGGCATGTTGTGGGGATTGTCAATTATTTTACTTGACGGGGTGGCGTGATATGGATTATGATAATGAACAGGAGATAAATACATGAAACATAAGACAATTTCGAGGGCAGAGCTTGAGAGAATTTATAACGAAATGAACGTAAAGGATGCTTGCCGATTTTTGGGCGTTACCATGTATATGTTTTACAAAAGTATCGATGACGCCGGAATTGCCAGGAAAGCATCTGAATACAGCGAAGCCGTTAGTTTAACTGTTACTGACTAGGCGTACCCATGGGAAAACAACGCTATATCTCTACTAGTTTTTGGGATGACGAATGGGTTCAGGAAGCAACCAAACTACAGAAGTTATTCTATCTGTACCTGCTGTCGAATCCACTGACAAATATCGCCGGGATCTACCAGATAACTAATCGGCGTATTTCTTTTGATACTGGTTTTTCCTCTAAAGAAATACTCGATATGTGGGAATTCTTTGAACAAGAAAAAAAGGTATATCGGCGTGGCGAATGGTTGATTATTCCTTCGTGGCCGAAGCATCAAAGAGTTTCAGAACGCGATAACTGCCGTAAAGGAATTGACGCGGTACTTCTCGAACTGCCGGAAGAAATATGGGAAGCGGTTCACGACATCAATTATCGGTATAAGTACCTTTCCGAAGTAATAAGGCCCTTGAAGCCCCTTGAAGCCCCTTATAAGCCCCTTGAACTATCTAGAGCCAGACTAGATATAGACAGTAACCTTAACACAGACACAAACAGGAGTGGGAAAGTGCGCGTATTTTCAAATAATCAAAAACTCTGCCAAGCAGCATACAAAACATTCGAGACCGTTTACGGAACCTTCCTTCCCGACAACACAAAACAAGTTGACGCAATCAATCGACTGTATAAACTTTCTTCGGACGCAGGCGAACCCGAGGTAGTGCTTCAGGCTATGATGAAAAAATTTCGTGAGTTAAAAGAGGATGACGATTCAAAGAAGGGATTCTGGAGAACACAGCCGTTCTTGCCTACTACACTTGTTTCTCTGTGGACGCGTGTTCGAGAACATCTCAAAACTGAAGAGATGAAGAACGTGGATGATGATAAAATGTTGGAGGAAATATTTCATGAATCATAAAGAGTTTTTTGTATGGCTTGAAGAGTATTACGGAAAGTACCCACGTCCGGGGCTTCGTAGGGCGGTGGGGGAATATATTCTAACTATTCCAGAATACAACCTGGATAAATTATCCAATTACTTGATACGCGCATTCTCGACGCAATATAATTTCACGCCAGATGTTGCTACCCTGGAAGTCGCTAGGAAAGACATCAGGCCGGACCCTGATGAAATAAAACCATATCGTCCTGCATTACCAGAACCAGGCGCAAGAGACATGAAGGTCGAGGTCGGGCAGCTTATGGAAATTGTGCTGATGAAAGTTGCCAGAAATAAAAAGGCCAGAGGGGAAATATGAAACGTAAAAAAAAGGAACCAGTACCGGTTACTTCGTATCGTGTCGACCCTCACATTTTAGAATTCATGTTTGATTTCCCCGCTTTTTTCGATTGCGCGTACACAAAAACCTATGTGCTGAATATTAAAGAATCCCCGGATAAGAAAATACCAACACTATTTGGAGTAATTAATGAACCAGGCAGAACATATCCTTTCTTTAATCGGGAAGGACGCATTTCAGAAACTTGTTAATCATTATCACGGACAGCATTTGTACATGCCGCACCAGGTGCCGGACCCCACGAGAAACAATGTTATCATCACTTTATTTTCGGAGTCCTTAAACGATGGGGCTACTTGTATGAGTGCGTATCAGCGGTGTGCCGAAGAGTCCGGTATGTCACTTCGGCAGGTGCAGCGGATTGTGGCGGCGTCATGAAACTAAAACTATACCAAAAAATAATCATGTGGGAATTGTGTGCGATGGTGCTGTTGGTGCTGGTCACGTTGATAATTTGCCGGTGAAGAATATGACACGTTTGGTCTTGAATGTCATATACATCGGGCATTATCATTCAGGCAAGGAGTATTACATGAAACAGATTTTTACATTTTTTCTCTTCATTCTGTTGGCTGCGGCAGTATTCGCGGCGCCAAGCGCTGAAGTAGACGCGGAGGCACCTACCCCAATCGAGATTTCCATCCTGTATTCAGGCGTCGCGGATCTCGGCGATCTCGGCACGAATATCGGATGGGCAATTTCGCGGGTCAAGGAAGATTTTCCTGGGGCAACAATAACCGAGTTGCAGATTGACCTGGCGGATGGTTCGGCGATGACGATGACCGCGCTACTCGCATCGGGGCAGGCGCCGAATGTCTACATGGACTACATAGGCCGTGCTTCATCGTACATTGTGGCCGATTATGCCCTTCCGCTGGATAGGTTCGTCCATGACCTCGACCAGTATCCTGTTGAAACTCTTGCGCCGTATCGCCGGAACGGGAATCTGCTTGCGTTGCCTCAACCTGGATCTGCTCAAGGCATGGCAATCAATCTAGAGCTCATGGCCGATATCGGTTATGACGTTCCCGATAACTGGACCATTGCCGACTTCCTCGAAATGGCCGAACTGGTAAAACAGAAATACGGTGGTTCAAAATGGGCAACCGGGATGTTTGCCGGCAATATGTCCGGTGATTATCTGATTAACAACTGGTTTGCTGCCTTCGGTGCTGATTTCTACGCGTCCGGGGATTACTCGAAAACTACGATTGCCTCGACCGGCGGTGCTGCGGTTCACGAGTTTTTCCAGCTACTCATGCACGAAGGGTACATTCGGGGTGACGCCGCGACACAGGTGGATGATGATTATGTCCTCGATTGGGCAAAGGGCGACTTGGCAGCTACCGCGTTTTTCCAGCCGTGGATCAAGCCGTATTTCGACGTAGTAGCCAAACAGGGATATGCGCCGTTTGATTATAAGTTTGTGCCGTTTCCCCGCGGACCAGGAGTTGATTTTGTACCGACGTATAATTCCTGCGCCGCGATGGTTGTACATGAAACCGGGACCGACGAGGATGCCGTGGCAGCGAGGATGGTTGAATATCTGAACTCGGCAGAGATACAGACGGCGGCGGTTCTGATTCAGGGCGTACTTGCCAATCGGAAAGACGTTACGGTTTCACCTACCGACGAATGGACGGCACAGATCCAGGGTATTGTGAGAAGCAACGGGCTGTTCGATGTCGGCATTACCAATCCGAGGTACATGGCCGCGAGAGCACAGCATTTTCCTGTACTGCAGAGAGTCCTAAACATGGAAATGACACCTGCTGATTCGATTGCCGCATATGAGAAAGCACTGAACGAAGCATTGAAGTAATTTGTTCGGGATGGGATGCCCCGGAGGTAACAAAGGGGTGGGTAGACGTTCTCCCCTTCATACATCCTATCCCGATTTTTGGCGCTGACAGGCAATGAGATTTAGCCGGGTCTGCGGGTTCGACTCCCGCGAGTGCCGTATGTACGATAAATATTTTGATGAAAACATAGATCATGGCTTGCTCAATTACGTAAAAGCAACGGAGGGCTTCTTTTGTGAAACAATGGCAACGCCAAGTGGCACGGCAGTAATACCGGTTGATGCAAGACTGGTTCCCGCTAACGTATTTGGAGAGAAAATACTGGTAAAGTATGCCTTCGCGGACAATCATGATGAATTTGGTTATGCGTTTTTTGTGAAGAAAGGGAGCAATCCAGAGTTAGAAGCAGAACATCAACGTTTTCACGGCGGTCTTTCGTGAAATACATCCTTCTCGCCCCGGCCCTACTATTCGCTATTGTGTTCTCTGCATGGCCGATTGTTACCCTGATTCAATACTCGATGTTGAAAACGAATTTCATCACAACGGAATTTGTCGGCATGGGGAATTATGTCCAGGCGTTTACCGATTCTACGTTTATGCGGTCATGGCTGAACTCGGCGTTCTACATGCTGATTATGGTTGTCGGGCAAACCGGTACCGCGCTCATGGTTGCGTTGTCGGTATTCAATTTCCGGAAATGCTGGCATGACGCGGTAAGGATTATATTCTACGTTCCGGCATTGGCGGCCGGGATTATCATCGCGCAATCATGGCGATGGATTTTCCATAGTCAAGGACCGGTGAATTGGATGTTGGGGAAACACAGTATCGCATGGTTCGCGCAGGCAGGAACCGCGATTCCGGCAATCGCGTTGATCGTGGTTACGGCAGGACTGGGAGGAACCACGATTATTCTCCTTGCTGGTATTCTCGGTATTGATACCAGCCTGTACGACGCGGCAAAGATGGACGGGGCTACCGGCGCGAGAATCAAGCGGAGTATCATCGTTCCGTTACTCAGGCCCATGCTGGCATTGGTGACGTTGTTGGCGATGATAGCCAGCCTGCAGATATTCGAAACGATTTATGCCCTGGCGCCGTATTCGTATACTGCAACGGTGACATTTCATATCTACCGCGAGGCATTTCAGTTCGGGCGGTTCGGGCTGGCATCGGCACAGGCGGTTGTGTTGCTGGCTGTTACTGCAGGATTGACGATTGTTAAACGGAGGATTGAAGGGTGACCCGCCCCATCCTAATAATCCTGTTCCTCCTCCTCCTCGCGCCGGTCTACTGGATGTTCACCGGCAGCCTGCAGGATTCCTACGGTGTCATGATGATGCCGCCCCGGATATTTCCGGAAGATCCTACGCTGGAAAATTACGGCAGGCTGCTCGGACAGTCCGCGGTTCCACGGTGGGCAATCAACACGATATTGACGGTTGCGTTGTCAGTAACATTGTCGGTAGGATTGTCGGTATCGGCGGGGTACTCGTTCGCGTTCTACGAGTTCAAGGCGCAGCGAGTCCTCTGGCTGTTTCTGCTTGCCGGGATTATGATACCCCGGATCTCGATCATTGTACCGCTGTTTGTGGTGATAAATAAACTCGGTATGTCCGGCACGTTGACTGCCGTAATTCTCGCCACGGGGTTTTCTCCGGTTGGCATGTTCCTGGCACGGGCTTTTTTTTCTACGGTTCCGGGGTCGATTCTTGAATCCGCGAGGATGGACGGTGCCACTGAACTACAGATACTTGCCCGAATTGTGGTGCCGGTATCCAGGCCGATAATCACAGCACTTGCCCTGTTCGCCGCGATTGCCAGCCTACAAGACTATATGTGGCAAATGCTGGTATTGCAGAGACCGCGAGTACAGACGTTGCTTGTCGGGCTTACACGAACTGTAATGCTGCGAGGTGGCGGATCTGAGACGAATCTGAATCCGATAGGGCAATCCTTGGCGGCGGGTGTTGTTTTGTTACTGCCGCTGGTTCTGATATTTGCGGTTGCGAATAAGTATTTTACTACTGTCCTGGGAGGGGTTGAGAAATGAGCAGTCACCAAATTACACCGAACGAAACGCACGTAATCAAGGCGATGGCGTGGGATGCTTTGGAAACAGCCTTGAATCTTGGAACGCAATTCGGGCAAACCGATGAGGAAAAAACCATCGCGAGAAAATTGTTGCAACACATGGATTCTATGCTCGTGATGCTTGGAAATAAGGTATCAAAATCTAGTACATGGGAGTTGGGTATGGCGAAGAAATTCAAGAACGATGATTATTTCAAGTGTGTGGCCTGCGGGACGGCTACACCGAAGAAAGACTGGATCAAGGCGGCGGTAGACGGGTTTCACATCTGTCCGCACTGCGGCGGTATGTATATCATCTCGGTCGGCAACGAGATCCCCGAACCAATCCAGGAACCGGACGCGCCCGAACCGAAGGCCGACAAGCCGAAACCGAAAACGGCTAAAAAATGATCTGCATTATCCCACAGCATGCGACATCAGTCAGGCTACCGCGTAAGGCATTCAGGGAAATCTGCGGGATTCCCCTTGTAGCGTGGTCGGTCATCCAAGCAAAGGCTGCCCATTGTATCGATGAGGTGTATGTCAGTACCGAGTCGCCCGAAATCGCGGAGATATGTGAACAGTACGGCGCGAAGATTATTTGGCGGCCGGGATGGTTACAGGATAAGGCGTTCGCGGCAAACGTGCCGTTTGAACACGCGCTCGACGTTCTAGATCTTCATACCACACATGAGCCGTTTCTGTGCAAATTGGCAACGAGCCCGTTGCTGTTTCCCGATGACATAGACCGTTTGTATGAACGTTTCCAGGAGGCCGAGGATATGCCTATTGGAGTCGGCAAGCAGGTGGTCCTGGGCGCAGAGGTCCAGGAAGTAGTTTCGTACCGACGGATACGGAAGCCGGAAGAAAAAATCTGCATAATGCACTATGTTGACAAGAGTAAAAAGGCTATCATCCCGGCTGGTGCCATGAATATCATGTGGGCCGACAGGTACCGGGAATCGAACAGGAAGGTAGAATGGTACTTCGAGTCCACGGCGATAAAGGACGACGAGGTTGACGGGGATATTGTCACTTATGCAATGATCCTCGGTACTGCGATGTTGTATTACGTGCCGTGTCGGGCGTGGCAGACTTATGACATAGACGATGATCAGGATTTAGAGATGGTGGAATTGTTCATGGAACACAAAATATTAAAGGGCCGAGGCCCGGAGGTTTATTACGAATATGGCAAAGAAAAGTAGCGTTGAAGAAAAGGGGGAAGTCATTCTCTCGAAACTGGACACTATCGGCGACGGGGTAGAAAGACTACAAAACGAGAACGCCGCGTTGAAAAAAGAACTTGGCAGGCCCGAAACAGAAATCGTAGAAACAATTAACGACATGCACAACGAGTCCAGTATCCGAAGCAATTCGGACACATACAACGCCGGGACAGCTACTAAGCAGCTTATCCACGAGGAATATAATTCCGGGGTGAACCTGCATACCATCCGCCGGCTGATTGCCGACGGCCGCGCAAGGGATCTGAACGACGAACCGAAGGTTGGCGGTGTGCCGTGTTTCATCATCGGATCGGGGCCTAGCCTGGACGATGCAATGCCGGCGCTGAAATTGTGGCAAGGCGGGATTATCTGCTCGCCTTCTCATGCCCTCTCGCTGGTGTATCACGGCATAGAACCGACTCACATTGTGGCACTCGATCCGTTCGAGAGTTGGGCCGAAGTTGAGGGTTATAACTGGTCGCGTACCAGGACTAAACTTATCACGCATCCGGGAGTATGGCCGGATCTGATCGAGAAATGGCCGAATGACATACTCCTGTACCGGCAGAATTCCGGAAGGCCCGATTCGTTTTATGCTACCACACAGCGGAATATGTATTCCGAACGGGTCGGGGATCGAAACAAGGCCATATTCAATATGCTGATACGTACCGAGGTTACAATCTTCGCCTGTAGCCCGCCGTTGCAGTTGTTTGCTGCCGACCGCCTCGGGTACGGCGTTATGTTTCTCGCCGGTTGTGACTTTGGGTTCCATTCGGGCAAATCAAGGTTTACCAGCTACACGGTCAAAACACCGGAAACCGTGGCAGAACTGGGCGGGAATGCACCTCCGGTAGTGATACCGTGCGAGTGGGAAGAACATATTCACCCGTTCGTACCGCCCACGCCGGAAGAGATCCGCCGGAACCAAGACAAGCCCGTCATGAGTAATAACGGACTACATTCAACCAAGATTATGAATTTCTACAAGAAAAATATGATCTCGGCATGGCGGCTACTCGGGAGTTCGGCGTATACCACGGACCACGGCACGATTACCGAAATGCCCTACATGGACGTGAATAAAGTCGTGCTCACTCAAGGCAGGAAAGGCACCAAGCGAAAACAGGAATGGGTACATAAACATGCGGATCGGTACCTGGCCAGCATCGGCTGCTACGTTATCGAAACGGCAGACGATCCCGTAGGATACAATTTTATCGAAAGTGAGAACCCGGAAATCGAACTGAATAATTTTATGGTCCAGATGAATACGAAATTGACTTGCGCGAAATGCGGAATAGAAGCCATGCCCAATGATGGCAAGGATCACTCAGGCGATGAATGCCCCAACTGCAAAGAAGGAAAGCTGGAGAAGAAACATTCGGTTGACATTGACAAAAATATGCGACGCGTTCGGCAGCTGATAGCGTGGAATAAAAACAAAGAATAAAAAAAGCAGCCCCCGGACCCAGTTTAGCCGGGGGCTCTTTCTTTACACTACGCAAATCTTGGCATATCGAACTGCTTTCTTTTCAGTAGGAAAAAACTCAACATGCGGAATAAACTCATGCTCTGCGGTATTGAATACGTCCACGCCATACTGAATTTTCTTGTTGAACCTCATCATAATTACATGTGATTTCAAGCCAAGCCTTTTGTTTTCAAAAGTCTGCGTTATCATTTCGTTCTCCTTAATCATTGTTATCTATTATATTATATTGCATTACGGTAAACGTCAATAGGTTAATGAAAAATAATTCGAATTCTTTTGCCTATTGTAAATGTGTAGTTTTGTATACATACTCTTTGTTATGGCGAAAAAGAAAAAACCAGCCGTGAAAAAGAAGGCAGGCAGGCCGACTGTGTATCATGCCAAGTATGCGCCGCTTGCCGTTGAACTTATGGCTATGCACGGAATGATCGACAAGGACATGGCGGTTCGGTTTCAGATCGCAGAATCTACTTTTCACAAATGGAAAAAAGATTATCCCGAGTTCAGGAAGGCGCTAAAGAGAGGCAAGGAAACCCCCGACGATAAGGCGATAGCGGCACTTCTAAAGTCAGGGCTTGGGTATTTTGTCGTCGAAACCGAAACGTTTTATGATGCGGACGGCGAAGTTACCGGATCTGTAGAACGGCGAAAATGGATTAAGGAAAACTCAACCAGCTTAATTTTCTGGCTGAAGAACAGGTTGCCCGAAGATTGGCGCGATCGCCAGGAAGTCCTGAACAGCTACGATGACACCGCGAAAGAACTGGCGGCAGCGGTCCGCGCAATCGGAACCATTGAGAGCAAATGAAAGGCCCTCTTTGCGATAAACAATACGAGATTATCAAGTATTTCAATGCCCATCAGCCGCGCCATCTTATCCTTGAAGGCGCTGTCCGTTCCGGCAAAACCCATGCAGATAATATGTTGTGGTTGTCGCACGTTTACTCATTCGAAAAGCCATCAAAGGATTTTATTGTTACCGGGTATACCATCGGTTCGGTTGAGAGAAACATAGTAAAGCCGCTGGCAGATATTACCGGCAAGAATATCACCCTGGATCAATTCGGCAGATTCAATCTCGGCCCTCATAAAGTGAATTGTTTCGGAACCGATAAAGAGAATTCGTATAAGCCCATGCAAGGAATGACTGGGTATGGCTGGTATGCGAACGAGGTAACTACTCACCATCCGAATAGTATCGTCGAGGCGTTCCAGCGATGCAGCGGAAACGGTTCCAGGATATTCTGGGACACAAACCCGGACCATCCCTATCATACAGTCAAGACCGATTACGTAGACCGGAGTGGACTTACCGATGTCAACGGCAACCTGGCAATCAAGTCATTCCATTTCAACCTCGAAGACAATGAAACGCTTTCCGCTGAATACGTGGAAACCGTAAAACGGAATACACCAAAAGGCATGTGGTATGACCGTAGAATCAAGGGCCTATGGGTAGCTGCCGAGGGAATAATCTACGAAGGATTCGAACGAGATAAGCATACCTGTAAGCCGTTCGAGATTCCGGCAGATTGGCAGAGAGTCCGCGGTATCGACTTCGGGACCGTCCATCCGTTTGTCATGTTGTGGGGCGCGGTAGATCCAGACGGCAGGCTCTATATCTACCGCGAGTACTTCAAATCACATACTCTGATAAATGACCATGCCCAAAAGATAAAGGAATTGTCCGGCGAAAAGAAAAACGCAGATGGCAAGATTATCGACAAAGGGGAAAAATATATCTGGACTGTTTCGGATCATGACGCGCAGGAACGGCTTGAATATGAGTCTCATGATATCTCGACAAAACCGGCAAATAAGGCAGTGAAGCTGGGGATTGAATACACCGCGCAACGAATGGCAGAACAGATCGACGGCAGGCCCCGCGTGATGATTTTCGATACGTGCACCGAATTGATACGTCAGATTGGAACCTATCGGTGGCGGCCATACGAGGACGGAAAACCGTACAAGGAAGAACCGCTGAAGGTGGACGATGACGGGCCGGATGTTTTAAGATATATTATAACCGAGTTAGATTATAACTCCGCCCCGATAATCAAACCAGGATTCAGGGGATATAGACCCCGGAGGTAGTAACATGCCCCAGACAACCACCGACATAGTAAATGCGATAGCGGCCGATAACGAGTTAATCGTTTCGAAAATGCTCCATGACCTCATCAAAGAACATGACATTTCCGAGGGGGCCAGGACGCGAAAACTGTACCTGCGATACAAGCAGGACAAGGAAGGCGTCCCCATCTTCTCCAAGGAATTCGCTAGCTACGAAAAGGTTCACGACAAAATACCGAATGATTTCTACGGCGATATCGTGGATCTAAAAACCGGTTACATGGGCAACGAGATTGTTATAGAGATCGATCAACGGAAAGTTAATGCAGACGAAGCAAAAAATGAGAGTGAATTCCTGCAGGATTTCGCCCACGAAAACCATACAGGAGACCTGAACTCCGAGCTCGTAAAAATGGCGGCGGTTACGGGCAAAATGTATCGCCTCCTGTTTGTTTCTGCCGAGGACGGAGAGGCGTCCTTGATGAACTCGGAACCGTGGGAAACGGTACTGTACCGCGACGCCAGTCTGAAAGAACCGACCATAGGGATGCGGTACTTCACTATGAGAGAATACGACATCGACATTGCTGCAGGAAACAAAGTTGACGCGACGGAAAGGTACCGTGTCGAGTTGTACGATTCCGAGACCGTCACCTATTACCGGGAAAATAAGGACGGTATTTTCACGATAGACCTTGCCTTACCCGCGACCGGGGCGTTTGCACATACCGGACAGCAGCCACATTTTTTTACCGGCGTTCCAATCATCGAGTTTCAGAACAATGAAGAGGATAAGGGCGAACCGGAGAAAGCAACCGAATTGATAGACGCATACAACGACATTATTTCAGATGCTACCAACGAGATCCAGCAGCTCCGTATGGCCTACATGTGGGCGCGCGGTGTCGGAATGAAACTTGACGAGGACTTAGAGGACCAGCTTTCACAGACGGGAATCTGGCCTCTTCCCGCAGACGGCGAGATCGGATTCGCCGGAAAAGATTTGAGCGGCGCCGCCGAGTTTGTGAATTCAGTACTTGAGGAAATCCGAAGAAACATTTATTCCTTTTCAAAATCGATGGATCTGTCAAATGATAAGGGCGGAGACATGCGGGTTATCGGCTGGCAGGTGTCATTGCTCCGCCTCGAAATGTCTGCTTCCGTTACGGAACGGAAGTTCAAGAAAGGATACGATCGGCAATTCAAGCTGTTGTCTGAGTTTTGGGCGCAGATGAAAAAGATAATTATCGACCCGAAGGATCTGAGGTACACGTTCACGCGGAAGTTCCCGAAGGACGTAGACATGGAAATCGATACACTCGTAAAGGCCATGGAAGTGTTACCGTTGGATACGGCATACGGGCTGATGTCATTTATCGACAATCCCGTAGAACTGGCAGAGAAGTTCAAGGAGGAACGACCCGAAATGCAAGAAATCTTAAAGGGCCTTGATGATGCCGAAAACGAACTGGAGTAGCCTTGACCGGCAGGTACAGGCGGCCCTTCGGAAAACAATGTCGGCTTCGGAACGTCGGATACTGATTGCTTATGCCAATTCGTTAAAAGAGATTCGGAATAAAATGGGCCGACTCTACGAGAAACTAAAGGACCCGGACGGAAAACTTACCCTTGCCGAAATGACGAAGTACAACCGCTACAATACTCTCGATAAAGAAATCACCGGGATCATGAATAATAATTATAAAATTGTCGCCGGTGAATTAAAGAGAATACCACCGGAAATGTACGACGCGTCGTATTTCCGTTACGGCTGGGCATTCGACCAGAACAGCCAGGTATCGCTTACCTGGGGGCCGGTCGATGAGGCGGCAATGAAAGCGGTTGCCTCGAATCCGCTTGATCTGATATCTAAAAACACTCTTGCGGTAACGACTCGGAACAGGATCAGAACATCTGTTCATCAAGGATTGCTTCAGGGGAAATCCTATACACGAATGATGAGAGACATCCGTGCCGCCATGGCGAACAATACCTACGAGGCAATGCGGATCGCCAGAACCGAGGGGCAGCGGGCGGTTTCAGAAGGAACCATGGCGAATTACGAGAGGGCAGAAAAGAACGGTGTCAGCGGGTACGACGTATGGGACGCAACACTCGACGGTGATACTAGGCCGTCACATCAAACATTGGACGGGAAACGGCGACCGGCAAGTGGACTATGGACCGTCATGCACAACGGCGAATTGGTTTCTACTCCGGGGCCGCTCATGGCAGGACCAGCTAGTTTTGTGATTAACTGCCGGTGTAGGCTGCGGTATGTGGTCGAAGGATATGAACCGCGAATTCGCCGGACCCGAGACCAGGGGATTATTCCGTATGTTTCGTATTCTGAGTGGAGGCCGGATCTAAGTAAGGCGGGGAAATATAAAGGTTGATTTTGGCGTGGTACGGTATTACATTATAATACATGGCAAAAGAAATATTAAAAATAGCGAAAGGAGTCACAACTGACTTACCGCTAAAAGACACGCACCGCCTAAACCCAAAAGCGAATGGCGGGACGTATGAATCGGACAATTACGACGTAGTTGACCCGATTGAACACATGGAGCTTCATGGTACTTTGCGCCTCCGGGAAGAGGACCATGATGAATTGAAAGCGTTAGTAGACGACCGGGAACAGTTGATGAAACTGAAAAACAAAATTCAGAATCAACTCCTATCGTTTGAACGCCGCACCGATTACGAAAGGCCGGAAACCAAGGAACACCTGGGTAACGCGGTCGATGAAATCCTGCCTCTACTGGTAGCCGCAGAGAAAAGTATCGATACATGGGTAACGGCACATCGCAAAGACGATACTATCATTGACATGGCTATGAATGTTCACGGTTTGGGGAAAATGACCATAGCGTATCTTACCGTGTATGTGGATCTCGAAAAAGCAAGACACGCCTCCTCTTTGTGGAGTTATGCGGGATTGCATTGTGCGGCAGGAGATCGGTACACGAAAGGCGAGGCTGGCGGCGGGAATAAGACACTGAGAACTGCGCTATGGAGAACCGCCGATTCAATGATGAAAACACGCGGCGCTTATCGGGAAGTCTACGACCGCACAAAGGACCGGCTTTCAGTTAGCGAAAAAATAGTGAAGTCAAGGAACACTCAGGGTAAGCTAGTCGAGGTTATGTGGAAGGACACGAAACCATGCCATCGACACGGTGCCGCCCTCCGGGCAGTGATGAAGCATATCCTGGCTGATTATTGGATGGTCGGCAGGACGGCGCGGGGATTGGATACCACGCCGTTGTACGTTGAGGAACGGCTAGGACATCAAGGAATAATTCTCCCCGCAGAAAGGGGATGGAAGATTAGTTAGTCATTCTCGATAAGGAACCCAGCGTATTGAAGCGAGCCAGGGAGCAGAAGGAAACCAAGTTGTGCTAGCGAGCCAGAACATAAAAGAAAACCATTCCCGGCTAGCGAGTCATTAATGACAAGAAACCCAGCCGCGATAAGCGAGTCAGGTTCAGTAAGGAACCCATAAAGGTTAAGCGAGCCACGCCAGACAAGGAACCCAGCCGTTTCGAGCGAACCCCGGAGAAATCCGGGGTTTTTTTATGCCCTTGCAATATTCCGCAACTCGCATTATGTTTGTTAGTTATAAAACTAATACAGACGGCGGTGTACGTCTGCGGGAGTAGGAAATGACATTAGAAGAACTGAAAGCGATGTTACCGGAAGAGAAACACGCCGAACTCGATACCCTTATCGGGGAAGTCGAGGCTGGCGCTAATCCTCTGACCGGCATTACTGATGAGGGGTTTACGGAACAACTCAGCAGGAATCCAGACCTGCAAAAAGTTCTTGACAAACGGATGAGTACGGGGCTCGAATCTTGGAAGAAAAACAATCTTGAGAAGCATGTCAGTGATGAATACGAAAAGCGATATGCCAAGGAACACCCGGACGAAACCGAGGAGCAGAAGCGAATCAAGGCACTGGAAATCGAATCCAAGGAAAACAAAACGCGTGCCGATAGGGCCGAATTAAGAACTTCGACTGTTGAACTTATGACAGAGAAGAAACTCCCTTCCGAACTGCTTGATATGGCCATGGCCGACGATCTTGAAACTACCACCGCGAGAGTGAATTCCCTCGCTGGTATTTTAGAGACACAAGAGAAGTCTATTACCGAAAAGATTCTCAAGGAAAACGGTCGGGTCATTACCGAGACAGAAGATAATGCCGCGAAGTATTTCACGGCAGAACAGATCATGGGGATGTCTCCGCAGGAACAATTCGACAATCAGGGCAAGGTTGACGCTTCTCTCAGTTTTTTAGCTTCTCAGCAATAATCTGATCCTGGAGGAATAGCAGATGAATTATGCTAATTTAAGAAAGACAATCTGGGCGAATCGCCTTCAGATTGCCTTACAGAAATCTCTTGTGTATTCTGATATTGCCAATACCACCTACGAAGGCGAGGCCCGAATAGGTGGGACGGTAAAGATAACACAAATAGGCGAGGTCGCGGTAACTGATTATGTTGCTGGGACGGACATGACACATGAAACACTGGGTGACGATCAGTTGACCCTCAAGATTGACCAGAAGAAATACATCGCGTTCACGGTTGACGAAACCGATGCCGTATTTGTTCAGAACAATCTGGTCAGCGCGGGGCTGAACCGAGGCGCCTACCGCGTAGCGGATGGTATCGACGAGTTCATTTCAGGGAAATATGGCGATGCCGGAATCACTTACGGCAGCTCCGGCTCCCCGAAGGCATCGTCCAGCGGGTCCATCTATCAGCACTTGGTAGAGTTCGCCGAAGTGCTAACCGAGGCAAACGTTCCCAAGCAGGACCGTTGGTTGACCGTGCCACCGTGGGTGATGACGAAACTGTCGCTTGCTGGCTACGGATTCGCGCAGCCGAATATCCAGATTTTCCAGAATGGATATGTTGGCCCGATTGCCGGATTCCAGCGGATCTATGAATCGAACAATGTCACCATGGTAAACACTACCACCTCGACCATCCTTGCCAGTTCTGGCCGGGAGGCGATCGCGTATGCCGGTGCCATAAGCGGTGATATCAGGATTCTCCCCGCCGAAAAGCAGAGAGCTGATAATATCGATGGTGTCTGGGTATACGGGGCCAAAGTCGTAAGACCGGATATGTTAGGCTGCGCCTATCTGTCCGAGACCGCCAACTAGGAGGGCATGAAATGGCTGATACACTAACAAGCATAACAGTAATTGGAAGCGGGGTTGAGAACAATCCCATCACCTCTACTGCGGAAACAGTGACTATCGCGGTAACCGATTTGTCTAGGACCTTTGTCCGGGCGACGAATGTGTCCACCACGGCATCGGTTATTCTCAGCGTTGGCGCGGGAGCAGATCCGGCCATCGCTTCAGGCATCGGCGCGATGTCAATAACCCTGACCACCTCGCAGACTCAGTACTTCGGGGCCTCGTGGGATTCGGCGCGGTTCAAAACAACCGCCGGGACTATCGTGATTACCGTACCGACCGCTGGAACGGCAACCTTCGAAGTCGGGTACTTGACTCCGTACTAGGCAATAGGGGCCGAAAGGCCCCAGCCTAAAGGAGGCCAAAATGTCTGGCACATCACAGCAGATAGAACCATTACTCCCTATGGGTCCTCACGGCGGAAGACTGACCGAAGACTTCGCTCACGAAGCCATACACAACGGCGAGGTTTTTCGCGCCGCGAAATATGAAATCATAGGGGCCGGGAGCATGTTGTCGGTTATGATGACTACACCGGCAAACGGAGGGATACATCTCTCACAGACCGTAAGTACTGACGGGCCGGGATTGGGGCAGTTTTTTGAGGCACCAAATGCAACCGGAGGGACAGTAATCACCGCGAAAAATGCCTACCGTTCAAGTACTAACGTATCCAGTGCGGTAGTTGCATCCGACCCGACTATAGTCAGTAACGGAACGGCAATAGGTGTTGCCCTCCTGGGTGATACCGGATGGAAAAGTGTTTCTGGCGGTAGCATGTTGAGCCGGGAATGGATTCTCGCGGCAAGCACGAAATACCTTTTGAAATTTACTTCAGATGCCGCAAGCTGCCGGACCATAATCAAAATATTCTACATCGAGGAAACTTGATGCCATTAATAACGGTCGAAGAAGTAAAATCGTTTCTAAACTATGACGAGGACGACCAGGACCGGCGCATCGCGGTCCTGATCCCCGTTGTTACCGAGAGGCTGCGCAGGCTGTGCAATGCCAGCTTTTCCGTTCAACCAGTATCGTACACGCGGCGCAGGACGTGGTACTACGGAGACCCCGATCTGTATTCCATTCCGCAGGTAGAAGCGGTTTTCACGGCATCAACCCTTACGGTAGTGGCTACGGATTCTAATTTTGCCTCGGCACTGTTTGCCGGCGGACACGACGTGCTGATATCGGGTAGTTTCCTGAATGACGGCTACTACGAGGTATCGAGCGTTTCAACTTCATCCATGACGGTTCTTTCGAGCTATTCGTTTGTCGGGGCTGCTAAAGGAACTCATGCGTTCATGGACGAGGGGACCGGCGCGACTATTACATTCTCGGTCGTCAACTGGCCGAACGATATCAAGCCCATTGTTGCCAGTATGATTCAGTACGATTACCAGGAACGCGGTACATGGTCGGACGCTTCGGACGACGAAGAATTCGCCGGCGAATACGGATATCCGCGTGAACTGGTAAGGCAACTATATCACTACACCAGGCCGACATACGGGACGTACATGAAATGAGTTTTAAGCAGCAGTACAAAGCCGTATGGCGCGGGAAAGAAGTAAAGATTCGTGGATCTAAGGTCATGAATAAATCTGCCTTCGAGGTCGGTCTGGTCGTGGAAGGGCAGGCAAAACTTCTTACTCCGATAAAAACCGGACGGCTGGCAGCGAGTATAACGACTCAGGCGCGACTCATGGGAACTTCACCGAGAGGCAAGGGCGCCGTACCTACAGACCTGATCGGTTCGCCCAAGAACGACATGGAAACCTTTGTAGGCACTCCCGTAGAATACGGGCCCTATATTGAGTTCGGGACAAACCGAGCGGAGGCGCAGGCGTTCCTCCGTCCATCACTGGCCTTGGCGAAAGGAAAAACCTTGACTGTTTTCATGTCGAACGGCAGGGCGCAGTTCAAGGAATACTTGAGGCCGGCGATATGAGTAAGCCGCACGAGGCGATAATGTGGGCGCTGAAAAACAATTCAGCGGTAAAGCGTATGTCAGGGAAGCGGATCTTCCATTCCTTGAGGCCGAAGATTCCCACATTGCCAAACATTGCATTCTTCGAGATTGGTGGGCCGCTCCGGCAGACGGGGATGGAAAACCAAGAGTATACGATCAGTTGCCGAGCAGAGACTTTCGATAAGGCAATGGATCTTGCGCGGGTCGTTGTCGATTTATTCCATGGAACGGCTTCAACAGGGATATTCGGCACCGTGAACGAATTCGATATATCAAGGGCGTTCCAATCGGCACCGCCGGCACTTATTCCAGAAGCGAAGGGTTCTGTGTATAATGTCCCGGTGGCAATCACAATAGTCTATCCGTCATCGACGGTGAGTTAAGGAGGGCATTAAATGCCTACATACCAAAACAGTACAGTGGCCAGTAATAAGCTGATCCTGGGTAACTACAAAATCGAAACCGCCGCTTCGAGTGGCGGAACTTACGTGAACCTCGGCGCGGGAATGCTGACGGACCACGGGCATGATTACGACAAGTATGATGTCCAGGCCGGGAACGCCCCCGATCCTATCGAGGGAATCTCAAAGGAAACCTATCATATCAATTTCGAAATGATGGAGTATGACGGCTCGGTACTTTCCGCGATCCAGTGCGGGGCGATCACGGAGTCAAGCACGTCAAGTCTCTCTACCATCAACGGCGGCGGTAATCAGGTTCTCACCCCGCGTGCTTTCAGGCTGACAAATACGAGGACGATCAGCGGCACAACGTGCGAGACCATCGTAACCGTATACAAGGGAACGGTTGATTCCGGCGTACAGTTTACGTCAAAAGGCGATAACGACACGGACCCGATCAACATCATGCCGATATCGATTACGGCAGAGGTAGACGCTACCAAGACCGCCGGATCTCAGCTTTTTCAAATTACGCGTACCATCGTAACCTAAAGGGGTGAATGAGTGGCAGAAGTAGTTGACCTGGATGTATTAAGACCTGAACCAAAAATTGTAAAGCTGGCCGGTAAGGAAATAGACGTTTCCTTCATCCCGTGCGGAATTACCTTCGAAGTAGACGGGCTCGTAAATGAACTAACGACATACGACCTAGACACGGTGCAAGAGGGCGGAGAGGAAAGCAAGAGGGCGTTCGATACTGCCCTGAAATTATGCTCAATTTTCTGTTCACACAAGCACCCGGAGATGACCGTCGAATGGTTCCGCGATAACACCGGCGCAGTCCAGATAAATAAACTTGTCGAAATCATCCAAGGAACGCTACTGAAGTCCTACGCTGGGACAGAGGCGTACCAGGGAAACTGAAGGGCGGTCAAGGGGATGGAAAAATCCAACTTGGCCGCCTATTTGTAAGCATGGCGCTCCTGTACCCATGGGCAACAAAAGAGTATCTACTATGGGAAATGACCATCGGGCAAATTGTCATGTATCATAACCTTGGTTTGGAAATCAAATATCCAAAACCACAAAAAGACAAAGACAGCCTAATGGATAAATCCCATGAAGAACTCGTAGAAATCCGGGATGAACTGCGAGAAAAATACGGGGAGATATAATAATGCCGGCCTTGGGTGATATGATCGTACGGATTGTTGGTGACAATAAGCAATTCGACGATTCGATAGATAAATCAGAAAAAAAGTATGACGGGTTTCAGAAAAAGCTGGAGAAAACCGGCAAGAATCTGACAAAGTATGTCACCGTCCCATTGGTAGCAGCAGGCGCGGCGATGATAAAGTTTGCCGTTGATGCCGAGGAAACAAGCGCGAAGTTTGGGACCGCGTTCCGGGACGTAAGGGACGAGGCCGACAAGACCGCTAAGAACCTTGCCGATAATTACGGGCTTTCACTTCAAGAATCAGAGGCGTTGCTTTCCGGCACCGGCGACTTGCTCAAGGGTTTCGGTGCATCAGGTGAAGAGGCCCTTCATTTATCAGAAAAAGTACAGACACTTTCCGTAGACCTCGCTAGTTATAATAACCTTCAGGGCGGCGGTGCGCGGGCTTCCGCAATTCTCACCAGGGCAATGCTCGGAGAACGGGAAGCTCTAACTTCTCTTGGCGTCAAAGTATCCGAGGAAAACGTAAAGCAGGAATTGCGACTCAGAGGACAAGAAAAACTAGAAGGGCAGGCGTTACTTCTCGCAAGAGCAGAGGCAACGCTTGCTCTGGTAGTCAAGCAGTCATCGGATGCACAGGGCGACTTTATACGAACAAGCGATTCAGCAGCCAATACCATGCGGACTCTCCGCGCCCGGGCGCTGGATGTCGCCACCTCCTTCGGCGAGGAAATGTTACCGGCATTCACAAAGGTATTGGGCAAGGTACTTGATCTGGTTGAATGGGTAAATAATCTCAGCGATGGTACGAAAAAGTTTCTGGTGATTACGGGAACTATAGCCGCCACGATAGGGCCGACTCTTATCATTATGTCGAAACTCGTTACCGCGTTCGGGATTGTTAAGGGTGCGATTGTTGCAACAAGGATTGCTATGCTGGCGCTCAACACGACGATGCTAACAAACCCGATATTTCTAGTTGTTGCGGCAGTCGTGGCTCTTACCGTTGGATTTATTGCCCTAAGAAAAGCCACTAAAGGGGCGGCCGATGAACAGGACCGATTCAACGAAAGCTTAGATCGGGGCGCTCTTTCCTTGAAGGAAATGGAAATAGCAAAATTAGAGCGAGAAAAATCCCTGCTTAAAACAAGCACAGAAATATATGAAGCAACCAAAGCGATAAATGAAAAGCGCCTTAATGACGGGCTAATGGTCATAGACCTTTCAGAAAAAGAAAACGAAACATATGCCCAGCAGGTTGATCGATTAAAAGAAATAGAAGTGGCGCTTGAGAATTTGCGTTCGATTGGAAGCAAGCCGAACTACGGCGGGAAAGGTGGCAAAGGTGCGCTAACAGATGATCAAAAGCTAGTCATTGCTGCAAACAAAGATATCGCCGAGGGGTTTAAGCAAATTGCAGAACAAGCAAAACTGGCAAAAATAGCGGGAGAAGAATTCAGCGTTGAAGAAGAAAAAAGAAAGCTGGTCCTGGATGCCATAAACGAGTTGATAGAAAACGGATTCACCGTTCAGGGCGAGGGGATACAATCAATACTTTCCAAATATAGCGATCTGTTTACCGCCGAGGAAAAGCAACTAATCGCCATTGGTACTTTGACTGCACGACAACGAGAAATTGCAGACGAAATGCTGGAAGCCTCGCTGGCCCGTGACGAATATACCGACGGCGTTTATGAAGAAACTGAGGCAACGGAAGAACAAACCGAGGCGACGGAAGAACAGATTATAAAACTCGGTTTTCTCGCTGCCCGACAACGAGAGATTGCCGGGGAGATGCTAAACGCATCGCTGGCAATGGACGAGTTTACCGACGGGGTTTATGAAAGCAACGATGCCGTAGAAGACCTTACATTCAGTATGCAGGATTACAAGAACATCGCCATTGATTCTATCATGGGCGTAAATTATGCCGCAAATATTGCAAGGGAAGAAGAACGGCAAAACAGAATAAAAGACAGCGAAGAAGCGCGGGAGCTGCGGTTCCAGGATGCAGAGTTTGCAATCAGCACAACCGCCTCCATGGTTGGGGCAATTCAAAATATAACAAACACTCGTTACGCGAACGAATTAGCTGCGGCAGAGGGAAACGCCAAAGAAACAAAGCGAATCTTGCGCGAGCAGGCGAAATCAGCAAAGAATTACGCAATGTTCGATGTTGGGCTTAAAACAGCACAGGCCATTATCGGATTTCTGGCGAAGCCTGGAGGCGTGGCTGGATATCTCCTGTCAGGCATAGCGGGCGTGATCGGACTGGCTCAGATTGCGGCGATCAATTCGGCACCTCTTCCAGCACTCGCCAAGGGCGGCGTCGTAATGCCAAGGACCGGCGGCGTACCGGTTACCGTAGCGGAAGCCGGATCTCCGGAAGTCATATTCCCATTAGACCGCCTGAGTGATATCATTTCATCGGTACCGTCGGCTGCTGGCATAGAGGGGGATATCAGATTGCAGGTGAACATGGATTCGAAACCGATACTCGAAAAGATTTTTCCTGCCTCAAGAAATGGAACTATTTTGATCGATGCGAGGGCGGTGGTATAAAATGAGAATTCTGTACAACAACCAATTAGACGTTCTTCCAGCATCATATATATCAGTAACTACAGCAAACCCATTGTATGCCGCAACGAACGTAATCGACGAACGGCTAACAACCCAATGGTGGACGACTACCGATACGGATGAATCAATACGGTTTAATGCAAACGGTATATCTCAGACGGAAGCCGGAACAAATGGTATTGGCTCGGGCTTGGTTACCGGGAGTGCGGCGACGAATTTGGTAGCAAGTTCAGAGGATTTTACTACCGCTGATTGGGCAAAGACCGGAGGTACCGTTACTACCGCTGGCACCATTTTGGGTGTGCAGTTAAATAAATTTACTCAGGCAACCGCAGTTTCTTATATCCGAGGCGCGGCGGATGTTGGGTTTACGGCAACTACCGGCAACATCATGATCCTCATGCGAAAGGGTAATGCCGCAAGCGCAAGTTTCCGAGTATATGACGTTGACGATGGTTCTACTACAAGAGCATTGGCAACCGTCACTTTTTCAACGAAGGTAATTGTATACGACGTTGGCAGCGATGGCGGCTATTCGGAGTGGATCGACGATGACACTGTAAAATTAACGATAAAAACAACCGGGCTTATCCCGGCAAATGATAATAGATTCCAAATAAATAGCCTTGGGCCTGCTACTCAATACTACACTTATTTCACCGCGGCCATGGCAATCGACAACACCTACCCCGTGCCATACGTAGCAACATCCAGGACGGCGATAAACACTTCCTACAATTTCAGGCTGCCGCCATCGGGAAGGGTAATACTCGATATAGAGTTATTTCCTTATTTCAAATACGACACATCAGCTAATCCGCAAATAGCTTCATGGTATGTTGATTCTACACATCAGCTTGCAATATATTATAAAGCTGCTGGCGATACCATAAGCATCTATTGGCATGATGGTGGATCAGCGGCCCAACTTAACTCATCAGCATTCGATGATGGTACTTTGAGAACTATTAACCAACCCATACGCATCCTTGCATCAATAGATATATCAGAAGGATCGATAACAACAGGATCAAGACTTATAATAATACCAAGAAATCAAGGTAGTATTTCTGAAAGCACGGCATGGGATGTTGCCATAGATGAATTATTAAATACTACATATTTGGTAATAGACGAAGGTCACACCAAAGGGAATGGTGAATTAGATGGAGTCTTTCGTCATTTACGGATTTATGGCGGTGTTTTTTCTATTACAGAATCCCTGACGACAGAAGCCGAAATAGACGCCTCTCTTGATGACCACGAACTCATTCTAGATCAGACTCATCAGGGCCAATTCAATTTCGATACCGTCGCCGTCCTCGGGCACAACATCGGCGAAGGCGCTGACATAAAAATGGAAGCGAACGACTGGAACGAATGGAATTATGTTGACGGTTCCGGTTCGTCGATCATACAGCACTCCCTGACATGGGACAGCGAAACCATCCTGAAGATGATTACCAAGACGAAAAAACAGTATGTCAAGTTCACGATCGACGACCCGAACAACGATTCCGGCGTGGTGAAGATAGGCCGTTTTTGGGTAGGCTCGTACCTCGATATTGATCCTTCGAGTCTTGATAATTTCACGGTAGAAAAAATGAGATCCGACCAGGTAGCATATGGGATTAACCGGCAGAAATTTGCAAACGTCGGTACCGGCTGGCGAAGGTTCAACCTTGAGTTTCCCAAAACAAATGATGCCATGGTTACCTCGATACAAACGATGTACGATGAAGTCGGGAATCATGGAAGTGTGATATTTTGTAACTTTGATACACTGAGAGACTACACCCTCGTTTCTCCAGTATATTGTAGTATCGTTGGGAATCTTACATTTTCGCACGGTGGCCGGCAGAAATATTCTTACGGTTTGGTTCTTGAGGAGGATAAATAGTATGGGTAATGCGACGCAAATAAGTACCAGTGTCACTATTATCAGTTCCGGGCTTTTGGGCTGGCAAGCAATATCATTGTCGAACATGGACACCAGCGCGGCAACGGTAATTACTGCCGGGTCGAAATGTGAGTTGGCTGGAGCCTTCTTCACTTTTGGAACTGACTGTACCCCACAGGCAACAACCTGGACTGCGATAACTACGGCGAAAACAGCATATATCACTTTGACGCCATCCGGGGCGGCTGGTTCGCAGGTGGCTACGGCCAAATGGTCGGAAACTGCACCTGAATGGTCAGACAGTAAGCAGGGGTACTACTTCACGGCCGGTTCTTCGATTCGGTATATCGGTGGGTGCTATAAGGGCGGCGCTACTTCTTATCAGGATAAGTTTGTCCTTACCACCGAAAGATTTCAACGGAGAGTAATTGATATCGGTGATTGGAATATGGATAACGATGGGACCACTACTGTCGCGCATGGGCTTACTTTGGCAAATATTAGATCGGTAGCTATTACAGTACGAAATGATGCGGATACAGTTCATTATCAATTTCCCTACGTAGCAGGAGGGGTTGCCATGTCCGGCTCTGGTTATATAGGCGCAACCGATATAACCCTAAGCAGAGAAGATGCTGGTACTTTTGATAGTGTGGATTTTAATTCAACCAGCTATAACCGAGGTTGGATTGTCATAATATATTCAGGGGAATAAAAACATGATAAAGGTCTTTAGTCTTATTTTCGTTTTGCTGTTTTGCGGGCTTTTAAGCAACTGTTTCGTAGACGATTCCCTGCAAGTAGAAATACCCGAAAATTACTTATCTATAAAGGGCTTGAACGTGTGGGTCTTTAGAAATATAGAGTATGTTTCTGATATTGTTTCAAAAACACAGTCTGCTGAAGAAACGTTATTTATCGGCCAGGGTGATTGTGAGGATTTTGCAGCTTTGTTAATAGCGCTATGTGGACAGAAATTAAACATCTATCCTGTTATGCTTATTATCTATGAAAACGGGAGGGGTCATGCTGTCGTAGAATATGAAGCCTTATGGTATGATGCGACATATGGTGTAGTCTATGAACGAAACGAAGACTTGATGTGGTATTGAGAGTAGAGAACAAAAATGACCTTCTCTGACTACACAGAAAAATCAGTCTCAGACGCCAGAGTCCTGGTTGAACTCGACATCGGTTTTTTCAATCTCCAATGGGTAAACAACGGTGCCGGTATCTGGTGTGTTGACGCCTTGAATATTTATTCATGGGTAGACTCAACCCTCCTCGAAGAGGGATTTTCGGCGCAGGATTTCGGGCATATCGGATCTGTTCAGCGTGACGGGTTACTCCTTTCAGAAACAACCTCAATCGCCGCACTCACCGATAGTACCGATTCCTGGTACTACGATTCCGACGACCGGAAACTGTGGGTATGCCTCACCGAATATGACGAACCGGGAATTCATGAATTAACTCTCGGCGTGGTCTATGGATATTCCTTCAACGAGTTTACGCCGCCATCGGTTCCGGTGCCCTACGAGGGCAGGCTGATCTCTGTGCCGTCCATCCAGATAGCAAGGGACAATCAATACTACGGCGTGCTTACCTATGGCGGTGGTGCCGTCGACTTGAATAATGCCGACGGGGAATTTGACACGTTCGCCGAGGACAACGAGCTTTACGGCAATCCGGTACGGATCTACATCGGGTACGCCGATCTGGATTACGACGGCTATGAACAGATTTATACTGGGGTAATTGAGTCCGTCGATATCGGGGAAGATGAAGCTACCTTCGCCGTTGCCGATAAACGGAAACAACTCACCAAAGAATCAAAGTCCGAACTGTCGGCACAAAGCCCGATCTCTGCAATCAAGGCGTTACTTCTTGAACACTATTCTATACCCTATACCGCGGACTATTTTGACTTGACGGCCTTCGCCGCTGCGGAAACCGCATCGAGTGATTATACCGTTGCATATGATTCCAGCATTCTTGACGGTGACAAAGCCGGGAAACCGTTGATCGACGTACTCGGTGACATCGCGGCTGCCGGATTTATAAACTTCTGGATCACGGCAGACGGGAAATATACGGCCTCGGTCGTTGACCACGACGCCACGACTTCAAGCGTTATCATCCGAGCAGATGACATCATTACAAAAAGCCGGATTATCTACGACCCGTCCGAAATCGTGTCATCGGTGAAAGTCGGTTACGCGCCGACCTGGACCACGACGCAAACGGTATACTCGTATCTCACCGATGATGATGATGAAGACTCAATTTACACCCTGTATAAAACTTACAAAGAACACGGCATTGACCTTCCTTTGACCGCGACTGCTGCTACTCCGTGGGCATCGAAATTCATGGACATAAACGGCGTTCTGACAGGAGATATGAATATCACCGTCCCTATGATATATTATGCAACGGGAATCAGCGACGTTGTTTTCGTCGAGATAGTGAGGCCGAATAAATCCGGCATGGTGGGTACTACCCTGAGTTACATTACCAGCAAGTCGTGGGATCTTACCGGTGTGCCTACGCTGACATTCGGAATAAAGTTCTTATAAGAGGAGTTTTGTATGGGCGAAGTAAAGAAAAACTATTGTGATTTGTGCAAGGCGGTTTTCACGCCCGCGACTTTTTCTACCGCAGGCGGGGAACGAGGCGTAGTGAATATGCGGCTTGCTGTCTGGAAGGAAACGGGAGAACCGTTGGAAGCGGTCGAGGCGGATCTCTGCGAGTCGTGCTACAACAAAGTCCTGGCATGGGCGAGGGGCAGAAAAGAAACGGCGGCGGCAGATTTCAACGTAAGTGATCCGAGTACTAAGAAATTAACTTTTCCAGGGGTGTAATGTGGCGTTATCAAAACAGCAAGTGAAATTGGTCGTTGCGATTTTTACAGGGATAGGGTTTTTCGGAATGGTTGGCGTTATGCTGTTCGTTCCGGTCCCGGCAGGCAACGCCGACATTCTCAAAGTTTTAGTAGGTTTTCTCGGTGGCGCTTTTGTGACTACCGTAAATTATTATTTTGGATCTTCGGAGGGGCAATGATGACTACAAGAAAAAAGAAAGGCGTAGGATTTGCAGTTTCAGCGGCAGGATTCGCATTGTGTGCGGCTGTTTTTATCGGGTGGGACGTGACCCCGGAATGGGTAGCAAGTGTGATGAACATAGTCGCGGTAGTTGCTGGTGCGCTTGGGTTTACGTTTGTATACCCGGATGTTGACTAGATGAAAAATACACCAAAACGAGATGGAAGTGGAAAGGGTCGGCGAGCTAATAAGGGGAGAGGGGGATGTCCTCCCTCCCGGCAGAAAAAAACGGGCCAAGGCAGGAAGTTGATTAACCGTGGCTGACGTGGCCTACTGTCTCACGATAGGAGATCCGGTACTCCTGGGCATAACGTTCGGCGATGACGCCGGACTAGTGCTCAGTATTGGTGACACAGAAACGTTAGAAATAACCTTCGGGGAGGTAGCATGTCATTCTTAGGTAGTTTTCCAGAAAGAGGATCGGCGGATATTCCCGTTTCGTTTGCCAAGGCAGGGGTCTCGGTAGTTCCTACTTCAATAACGTATTCGGTAAGTGATGCCGACGGGACGATTATAAACGCCGTATCAAATGTTTCGGTGGTAACACCGGCTACGGCGATAACCATAACCCTATCGGGTACGGATCTCTCGGTTCTCGATACATACAATATTGATCGCGTCTTGACGGTGAAAGCAATCTACGGCGGCAGTTCAACCCCGCAAAACGCGGAAGCAACGTTTACGATAGATCGTCTGGTAAACGTTCCTTAGCTAAGAAATCGGCTACTTTCTGCTTTATTGCCAAAATCTCGTTTTCTAAATCCTCAATACTGTCGTAGAGTTCGTTTCCCGGCGCCGGGAGGGGCCTACAATCGATTTTATCTGCTTTCTTGTATAATTTACCCATTGCGTCCGAGTAGCGCCTGTCAGTCTCTTTCTTGACACAATGGACAATGAACCGAGAGAAGGTATGGTTTTCATAACGAGCGACGATTGCCGCCCGTTCAAATTCGTCCTCGGTGAAGGTTGCTTGTTTTCTAATTCCCACAATGGTCCTCCAATGCTCGTATGCGTTTCCACAGCGCGGCATGTTCAAAACATTCCATGTGAAATCTACCCCCGACCGGTTTTAATTTGCCGTTGTTGTCATGGAGCATGACCGGTCCTGCGGCTCCGCTCCTCCATTCGCCACAGTCAAGGAACGGCTCAATCATTTCCCCGCAAATCGAGCATTTTACGGCCTTTGGTTTAGCCATCAAAATATATCCAACTCGTCGCCTTCACCAGCTTCGGGCGTAAGTTCGTCAAGTTCATCGGAAATGTCTTCGGCATTCTCGGCCGCTTTCTTTTTGAACTCGCCGGTGAGTGAATCGTCCACGGGTTCTGGTTTATTTGCCGGGACATCCATGGTGAAAACGTCCTGATTGTCCGCGTCCTGTTCAACAATATCAAACGCCGCGTCAATACTGGCATCAATGGTTTTCTCGACTTCCTTTTCGGGCGATCCTTTCATTTCTTCCATGGCCGCTTCGCTGTTCCGTACCTTCGCGTACTTGCCGAGGAAGGACTTGCCGGCGGCTTTTCGTAGCATTTCAGGCTGATCGGGTCCTTCATACGGATTGGTGATTTCGTCAAGATAGAGTTTCTTGTCCCAGGTAGCGCCGCCTTTTTTGAACATCTTTTTTATGATGAATTCTCTGGAACCCTCGATCTTTACGGTTCCTTCCGTCCGGGCGATGTTAAACGCATTTAGATCCTGCAGGTAGTACTTGTAGGATGAGGAATGCCGTTCCGCTTTCCCTAACAACCGTTCCGTATCATACAGTTCCCCGATGACTTTGCCGAGCCGATTGTTTTTTCCATAGACCGCGACTGCAACCAGATCCCCACGAGGAACGCCGGGTTCGATAGTACAGGAGAAGGCGCCGTCAACCCGTGATATTTTCCGTATGTCGTTTTTGTGGATCATGTCGATTTGTATCCAGGAAAACGGCGGGTTGCCCCCATTGGTAAGGGCGAATTCGTATGCCTCGATTGCCGGTATGAATTCCACGGTCCCTCCAAAGGGAACGAGTGAACCCATCTTGCCGAGTTCGGCACCCAGGCCCATTGCTTCCTCAAGGGCATAGATAATCGATTCCTGCCCCTCGGGTGTCTGCCAGACAGCGGCAAAGTTTTTATCCTTGGATCGGAGCAGGACGTGCCGAATGTTGTTTTTAAGTAACCGGGTAAGCGCGGGTTTATCCTGGGCCACGAACGGCACGGTAAGCGCGGCAATGTCTGCTATGTGAGCGGCCATGTACGCGGGTAGCGCACCGGCACTGGTCGGCAGTACGGATAGCGCCTGGTTGTTTTTTTGGGGCGGGTTCTGCGCGGGTTGTTTCGTTTTCTCAATGAGAAGCTTCTTGAACAAGGCGATAGCATCCGGGGCGGTATCTGCCTCGGTGTATGCTTTGCAAATCTGGCACCTGACATAGAATTTTCCGGTCTGCGCGGACTTTGCTTTTGTAACGGGCTTTCCGCAACACATAATTGTTTCTGACATATTTTACCTCTTATGATAATGTAATGTAATTAAAGGGAATGGTCAACTATTCCTCGCCCTTCCACGGAATAGTAACCGTGCGTGATTCTTTGCTGGTATACAGCAGATCCTTTTTCTTGAGATATCGGTACGCTAAAAGGTTTTCCTCTTTGATTTTCGACAACGCCGTGATTTTCTCGCTGCCCTTGGTTACGCGCCATTTACCGATGATGCCGTCACCGTCGCGCAACTCCGGGCGATCCTTGAGTAATACCGCCATGGCGTCCTTGGCATCGTCCTTTTTTTCCTTCCAGCGTTTTTCCTGGTTCCCGGCGTTCTTGAATGTCCGGGCAATCTCGATTGCCTTGTCTCGTTCTTCGCCGTTCAGGATAACGAAATCGTCACCGACTTCCGGGTACAGATCCATTACGTCCTGTACGTTCATGGCAAGGTCCGCCGGGGCAGTATCGGTTTTGATCCGGTGGACCATGTTACCGGCAAGATCGACCAGGCGGCCTATGTGCTTTTTGTTTGCGCGGATCTCCCACACGTCGAATAGGTTGGTGTTATAAATCAGCGCGAGATAACATACGTCAACTTCCATGAGCCCCATTTGAAATTGCGTCTGCATGTAGTGCTGCAACGGTATGCCTTGCCACGTTTTCAGTTTTGGATCATAGCCTTTTACTATCGAACCCTCGGGGCGTTTTGCAGACCAGTAATTCGCGGACTTCGCCTCGATGAGAAACGGCTTTTCAAAGTTCACCTTGATTCCCATATGCGGCACAGGTTTTTCTCGTCCGGGGAAGAAGGCAACGTCTGGATCATACAGGCCATCCGGGTGACAGATCATACCGTCCCGGTAATACTGGACATGGTGCCGGAATACCGTGTTCTGAAACTGTCCTGCCTGGCCGGTTGCAAATTCGTATGTGCGTCGGTCGTGGATGTGGGCCTGGGCAATTTCCTTAGAAGTATATGTACGGACAAACAACTCAACCGCTTTCTCTTCAAGGTAGTGTCCCATTTCGGCGGGTAGGCCCGCCGGATCTCGTTCCTTCCTGCCGGTCTTCTCCTGCCAAACCGTGACCGGCGTTCTGCCGTAGCCGGCCAGAGATTCAGTAGGTTTCTCAGGATTCGGGATCAGCGCCGGAATGTCGGACGCGCCAATTCTGCGGGAACGTGTTTTCAGGAAGTCGCCGGTAATGTACCAGTAGTTACGCAAAATTTACCCCCGCAAATTCTCCAAACATATTTCGTGCCGCTATATCATATGCTTTTGCAGCATCGATTTCGTTTTCAAAATATCCCAAATGATAATATTTCCGGTTTTGACATATGTATGACCGCCACTTTCCGGTTCTATACATTCCAACTCCTTTGTATTTACTGGTCCCAACTTTCGATTTTTGGTTGAACATATTTTCTCTGTGAGAACAGACGCGCAGGTTTTTCCTACGGTTATCGAGAGTATTATGATTTATGTGATCGGTTATCATGCCGACCGGGGTTCCGGCGACGACCCGATGGAGAGCAAAGCCTTGGTGCTTTTTGTTGTTCGTTTCAATCCTTTCCAAGTAGAACGATCCGCGGACATGCTTGTGCACCTGCCAGTTGTGCGCTTGGAGAAGAGGCAAGTCCCCCTTGTCTATTTTTATGTCATGGCCCTTATAAACAACGTCCATAATTCACCTCGATAATAATGTAATGTATTGTAATAGGGATGTCAAGCATTACAGCCAATCCTTAACGGTCTCATCAAACAGTTTCCGTCGCCCGCCGGCAAATATTCCCTTCCGCAGTATTTGAACACGGTCACGGTCGGATATGCTTTGTAGCGGGGCCTGTAGCCTGGCCGCCTGCTGTTCTTCTTTTATTTCCTCGGTATGGATCTGCCGCGCTTCCGTGACTTCCCCGGATGATTCCAGTACTACGAGTTCGCCGTCCTCGATGGCCGGGAAACTCTGTTCTCTGTCGTCACCGTCGGTCAACTCACCCTGCAGCGGTTCCCCGCAGAAATGGCATATCTCGTTCAGTCCGGAATTCATGACACCGCAATGCCAGCATTCTACCATCACGGGCCGTTCATCGTCGGGTTCCGGTAATTCTCTATCATCCTGTTCTAAGGTCCAGAATAGATCCCGGTCCGGCATTCCGTGGATTACGGAATTTCCTACGAAATCCGCGCAGATATAATATTTCTTTCCCTTTACTACTCGTTCGGCGCGGCCGTTGAATTGCGTCCAGATAATCGGCGAAGCCGTTCTTCTGAGCCATAGGACGCCATATAGGCCATGGATGGACATACCTTCAATCCCGATGCCCACCGTACAAATACCATTGATCTTGCCTGCCGCGACACTTCTAAGGATTCTTTTCCTTTCATGCTTTCCCAGCCCCGAATGCAGATGTTCAAATTTCCATCCTCGTTCACCGAACGCCTCCACAACTGTTTTTGACAGGCCGAATGTCGGGCATGGTACGATTACCGGCTTTCCTTCGAATGTACGTTCGTAGAAGTCGATCACGTTCCCGATTATCTTCGGCTTGCCTAAAATCTTAGCCTGTTCTTCTATATCGAAATCATCGCCGTTCATGGGAACGTCGCTTACCCACTTTTCCGGAATTACCAGCAGCGGCTTCGTGATATACTCTTGATCGATTGCCTGAGACTTTGAAATGGTCTGGACAACATCGGTATACAGGTGTTCGAAACTTCGCAGGCTTCCGTGGTACAGGGTAGCGGTAAGGCCGATTCGTAATGCCTGGCCGAAGTGCTGGTATACCTGTTCCCATGACGCGGCCAAGGAATGTTGCATCTCGTCGGTAATTATTTCATCGGGGTAGATCGACTCCGGGAGGACCGGCAGAAGGTTAATCAAGGAAAGGGTCATACACACGTAGACACCGCGATTCTTACCGCGGACGCCTTCGTCGTTTATGTATCCGGGATTCAGGCCGAACTCGGAAAGGACTTTCATCCATTCGTCGAATATTTCGACCTGCGGGACCAGGACGTATACTCTGCGCTGAAGGGATATGCGGTCGGCAATGATTTGTGCCGCGGTGTAGGTTTTCCCGGTTCCGCATGGTGCGAGATATACCGGATGTCTGGATGCGTTCAGCAGAGTGTTTATCTGCCGGCGGGCGTCAAGCTGAAACTGTCTATTTTCCATACTTATAATGTAATACAATCAGAATAAAGAAGCAACGAAAAAACCAGCGAGAGCAAGGACAACCCCGGACAAAGTACAGGATACTCCGATGATGATTTTTTGATAGGTGCATTTACGGGTTTCCGACAATAAGGATTGTTTCAATTTGCTCAACGAAACCAATAAGGTCGCCGAGGATTGCGATGCTTTCGTCAATTCCCGTGATAACCCCTCCGATTCCATCTGCAATGTTTCCAGCCGATGCTGCAGATCCCTCAATTCCTGTTCCGAGGTTATCAACTGCTGTTTGTATGTTTCCAAGTCGGTTTTTAAGGTCGATATTTTCTGCTTCAATTCCTTGAATAATGTCGTTGCTGTTGTCGAGGCAGGAATTGGAGTAGATGCCCATGCCGCCGAGACCGATACATAGGCCACTAATAAAAAACATAAAATGCGCAATGGCCGGTTTATAGAATTTGTCATTCATTCTTCAGTCCTGTCATGGCAGCAACGATCTCCTCCCATTGTTCGCGCAGGCAAGTGAGGCCCTTGCCGATTGCGAGCTCGCCGGTTTCTTTGTCGACGTAGGTTTTTCGGACATTGATATACTCTTTGCCCTTGAACTCGTGAGCGTACACAACGATGTCGCCGGTCGCCTTCTTCGCGTTTTCTGGTACTGGTATCATTTTTATCTCCTTGTAAAAATTCGTTTACTTTCGAGGAACCCGTATTTCACAGCGTTACTGTTTCCGGCTGGATCGTAGGCGATATGTCCGTCACCGTTTCCCGCGACGAAATGCCCGTAGGTAATGAGCTCGCCGGCCCTGTTTGTGTACGACCGCTCGAACCGCAGGATTTCTAATTGTTCCGCGGATGTATCATATCTTGGATGTGCCTTCATAACGCCGGCCATCGGCAACCCTAAGAATGTAAATATTACCTGCGGATTGTTAAGGAAACATTTTACCGTCATCCAGTTATTTGCGATCTTCGGGTCTGTAAGCCGATCATAAATATGATTAATATCTGCGCGGTCGAATCCGCGGCTCGTATGTTTGTTTACCAGAAACAGGATACTCATGAAGTAACACCCGTATTTATTTATGTACTCATTCAGTATCGGATCTGTTTGTAGAATCAATTTTGTCTCCTTAAAGTGCCGGGGGCGGTTGAAGCGATTCGACATACCCCCGGCTGTGCTAGTAACCAAATCTTATAAACTATAGGCAACCCCTCCCGAGCACATATCCGAAAAAAGCAGATAGTAACTCCTGTTAATAAGATACCCACCTCATACGAGGCAAGGGCTTAAAATAATCTCGCCTGAATTTCGTCTCGCGCTCTCTCCCTCGTGGCCCGTCGTGTCTCTGCTCGATGTTCCGCATCGTAGGAATTGTGACATTTCTGGCAGGCAGCCCTCAGATTGTCCGGTGAGTAATTCTCCGGAGTATGGTCAAGATGCATGATAGTCAAAACCACCTTGCTCCCCGTTACCGGGTGCGGCTTGCCGTTCTCTGCTCCACACCATTCACACCGATTATTCGCCCGCTGTAAGATTTTCCACCTAATACCCTTCCAGTTCTTCGGGTAGCGGTCTTTGTTCTCTGGACGTATCGGCACCTACTTCTCCTTGATAGCAGATAACTGTTCTTCCAACGCCTCAATCTCGCTCTGGGCGTCGGCCAAGTCTTCCCGTAACGCAAGAATTCTGCCGCGCAGTTCTTCGGTCGCCTTTCTTACTGCATCTTCGAGAGGTATGTCACCTGTCATTGATCTTCTCTTTCTACTTTTTCATAGGTCAGCGCGAATATATCGGGCTTGCAAGGATATAATTCGCCCTTTACTC